GACAAATCCTACAAATCCCTGTCTTTTTAAGATAAAATTGTAAAATTTTTCTACCCATCTCACAATGGTCTTCTCAACCGTCCGTAACTATCTAGCCGAAAAACTAGAACGAATCCGTCATGAATGGAAAACTTTCCAACTCTCCGGCGAATCTCCTCAACAGACGCTTGACACAACTCTTGATTCCGACCTCAAACGGTATTACGATAGATTCCTCCCTCTTTTTAGACCCGAAGAACTAAACCGAATTTACCAGCAGCAACATGATCAAATAATTGAAACACTCGAACAACGTTCTGGTCTTCAACATTTTCCTGCCGAATTCCGCCTTCCTCTAGATCTAGATGATGTCCCTGCTAACAGAATTCCCCCTTCTGGTATCAAACTTCTTCCTTGGAGATACAAATCTATGCGAACTGTTACCGCTTCTGAAGCTGTCCCTGAATCTGGTTTCCACGTTCATCCTAAGATTGAGCATCTCGTCACAAATCTATATCCTAGATATCAGTATTTTATTGACAAATTATGCCGACCCCTTGGAACTACGAATGCAACCGTTTCTGATTTCTTCAAACCACAGGTCCCAATTGCTCCTCCTCCACAAGAGCGAATTGATCGAATCATTCACCACATTACCAAGAAGTTAGATCTCACACCATTTCTTCCTATCCACTTTGTTGACACCCAATACGATAGACGTCCTCTATCAACTGGCACTGGCTATCATAACCGATGCGACTACGAAACTAATGCACACGCTATGTTTTCATGTCCTCCACAATATGAGAAAAGTCACACGTCAAAAGGATACTATATAAATGCCTTTCTTCAAGCCTGGCGCACACTAGTTCACCACATTAAGCAGTTTGGATTTCCTTTCAACCCGTTTACCACTGAACGCTCCACTATTGAACAACTACGTGATTTCATCCTTGACTACCCTACTATGCTATTTACGCGCAATCACATTTCAGATCGTGATGGTAACTTAAAACAACGTCCAGTTTATGCTGTTGATGATGGTTTTCTTACTCTCGAATCTATGATTACGTTCCCTATGCATGTCCTCGCTCGAAAAATGTCCTGCTGTATTATGTACGGCCTTGAAACATTCCGTGGCTCTAACCACTATTTAGACCACATTGCGAAACAATACTGCTCTTTCTTTACGATTGACTGGTCTGGCTTTGATCAGCGTATTCCCCGCGCTATCACAGATATCTTTTGGACTCAATTCCTTGAAAAGTTCATAGTTATATCTCATGGTTATCAACCAACCTACGAGTATCCTTCCTACCCTGGTCTTTCCTCTGATGCTTTATTCACACGTATGTCAAACATCCTCCACTTCTTACACACATGGTACAATAACATGGTCTTCATCTCTGCTGATGGATACGCTTATGTCCGCGAACACGCTGGCTTAGCATCCGGAATGCTGAACACTCAATATGCAGGTAGCTTTGCTAATCTGTTTATTATCATTGATGGTCTCATTGAATTTCAATGTACTGACGATGAAATAGATGAACTCCTCCTATTCGTCATGGGCGATGACAACTCCGGCTTCACCTACTGGTCAATAACCAGACTTGAGCAATTTGTTATCTTCCTTGAATCATGGGCTCTCTCCCGATACGGAATGGTCTTATCTAAGTCCAAATCCGTTATCACTGTCCTCCGACATCGCATTCAAACTTTATCATATGAATGTAATTTTGGAATGCCAACCCGCCCAATCGCTAAGCTCGTAGCACAACTATGCTACCCTGAACATGGTCCAATCCCCAAATACATGTCAGCTAGAGCTATAGGCATCGCTTACGCTGCCTGCGGTCAAGATTCTATCTTTCACAACTTCTGTAAAGATGTATACTATACATTTTTAGAAGATGCGGCCGATAACGACACCCACACCATAGAAGTCATACTTAAACACCTACCAGGTCAATTTAAGCTTGCTGATTCCTATCTCGAAGAGATAGACCTCAGCGTCTTCCCCACCCTACAACAGGTTAGAGATAAAGTCTCAACGTGGCAAGGTCCACTTGCTTTCCGTCCAAAATGGAACGTTGCACACTTCATCAATCAACCAGATGTAGTTCCCCCTTCTGCTATGACAATGGCCGAATTTCGTCGAATGCACAATATCCCACGACCCGAAGTTCCACAATTGTTTTAGTGCTATTTCTCCTCGCGACTCCTGCGATGGTTTAACGCTTATTAAATTAAAGATTTAAATTCAAAAAAAATTAAATAAAACAAAAAAC